TGAAGGTCATGAGTCGGCCTCCTGCAGGTCGCTGGCCCACACGGTGCCGCCCGCGCAGTCCGTCAGGTGCACCCAGTGCGTCGCGCGCTCCAGGTCGACCACGAGGACAAGTCCCCGCTCCTCGTCCACCACCACGGGCAGACGCACTTCGAACAGCCTCACGTCTTCGCTCTCCATCACTCCACCTCCTTCGTCAGCAGGTCGCTCACCCGCATGTGCGCGATCCACTCGCCGCCGTCGTCTCTCGTCAGCACCAGCACCGGGCGTCCGTCGGTCGCCTCGTCCGCCTGCTTCATTGCGGCGCGCCAGTTGGTGCGCTTGCCGCGCTTCACCTCGACCCACGGGGCCGGCCCGCCGTCCTCGCGCTCGATGTCGGGCACGTCCGCGCCGTGACGCGACTGGCCCACGCCTCGGCGCCACACCAGATCGGTGACCGCGCTCATGGCGCGCGCCGCCTCGCGCTCTCCTCGCGCGCCCTTGTCTCGGCTACGCTTGCCCATCACTCCACCTCCTGGCCGGCGTCGAGGGCGTCGAGGGCGTCGAGGGCGTCACACAGGCGCTCGCGCTCCTCAGTGTCGCGACAGTCGCCAACGGCCTCGTCAGCCGCCTCAGCCACCCGCTCCAGCGCTTCGAGGCGGTCGGCGGCGGCGTCGAGGCGGTCAGCCTCGGCGAGCCACTGCGGCTCGTGGCAGCCGGGGCCCGAGGCAGCGGCGTGGCGGATCTTCGTCGACTGGCACCGCAGCCACTCGGCGTGTGACAGGGCGGCGTGGTCGCGCGCGCGGGTGGTGGTGGGGGTCATTGGTCGTACCCCGTCGGCGTGATGCGCTCAGGGTCCAGCCCCAGGAGCCGGCACTCCTCGGCCGCCATCTCCAGCGCGTACCGTGTGCCCGTCGACGGCGCCTCGCAGTAGCGGCTGGCCGCATACCGGAACTCCTCGAGGGCCCTCTCTTGGTCGTCCTCCACACTCGCCTCCTCTGCCGCTCCCGCGGCTGCTTGCTGGGTCACGCGGCGCCTCCGAAGTCGAACGACTTCGTGAACCCACAGCTGAGCCTGACGGCCGCCTTCTCGAACCGGTCCGGGTCCGCCTCGGCGCCGATGGCCTCGCGCCCCTCCGTTTCAGCGGCGAGCAGCGTCGTGCCCGATCCTGCGTACGGTTCCAGGATGACGTCGCCGCGCTGCGAGTAGTCGCGGACGAGCGCCTGCATGAGCCACAACGGCTTCTGCCCGATGACGATCTTGTCGCTGCTCTGCGTGTTCTGCCCGGGACCGTGGTAGTGCCCCGGGCGATGGCCGGAGCGCGCCGCCGGCAGTTGCCCGCGCTGGCGGGACACCATGAGGTGCTCGCAGGCTGACCCGGGGCCGTCGCCGCGCAGTCGGGGCGGCGGGTTCGTCTTGCTCCAGATGACCGGGGCGAAGGTGAGCAGGCCGGCGTCGGTCGCTCCCTGCTCGAGCCAGTGCCACCCGATGTGGTCGTTGAACGCGACGTACCACCACGCCGCCGCGCTGGCGGCCCACTGCGAAAGCTCGCGGGCATCGTCCTCGCCGATCTCGGCGTAGGGGATCGACCACTGGCCCTTCTTGCCGCTGAGGTCGACATCCGATCCCGATCGGTAGCCGAGGATGTTGCGGCGGGTGTAGGGCGGGTCCGTCAAGACCGTGGCGCCCCGCGCGTCCGCCAGTGGCGTGTCCTGCCACCGACCCAGGTACAGCACCCAGCCCGGTCCCTCTGCCTTCGTCACCATCGCAACCCCTCCTGTTCCGTTCTGGCACCCGGTGCCACCCTGTCCCCACGCCGCACCGTCTGACGCGCGCGGGACGTGACGACGGCTCCGGCGCACTCGGGGCAGCGATGCCGTGAGAGCACCTCAGAGCCCGTCCGCTCGGTCCACATGACCCATCCCCCGGGCCGCTTGTCGCCGGGCGCGAGAGGGGCCGTTTTGGGGCAGCAATCGCAGTGCGCGTGGAGCGTCATCGGATGACCTCCGCACTGGGCTGCGCCAGCAGCTTTCCGCTTACCGGAACAAGGGCGTGAGGAAAGAAGTCGGGGCGCAAGTGCCCGAGAAGACTATATATAATAGAGAGAGTATTCCTTCTTTCATTAATACTACTCCCCTCTCTTCTTTCTCTCTTCGCGCACGCGAGCCACCCCCACCCCCCGACTCCGTCATAGGGTAGAAAGAAATAACTGAAGAAATGAAGAAAGCCGAAATCATTGAGGGATTCGGCCGTTTTCGGCGGTGACGTTACCCTTTCCACTGGATGACCTCCCGCGGCCGACCCTTGGTCGCCACCTTGGCTCGCTCGACTTCGCCCCCGTCCTCGAGGCTCTTGAGGACGTCGTCCCGTTCCCGAGGGCTCCATGACTGGTGCGCCCTGGTGAACGCCGACTTGGTCGCCCCGCCCTTCTTCCGAAGCCAGGCGCGCGCCTTGCGCACCCGCGTCTCGTGCTCGCTGTCACCCACGTGGTCCCCCACTTCCTCAGCCATCGACTCGACCAGGTAGAGCGCGAGCTCGGCGCCCCACTCGGCATCGTCCCGGCCGATCTCGGGCAGCTCGCCCTCCCACGGTTCGGCCTGACCAGCGGCGCGAACGAGAGCGAGTTGGATCGCGTGGGCCGGGACGCGGTTGTAGAGCGTCGCGATGGCCGCCTCGTTCCGCGACTCGAGCAGCTCGATCCGGTCCCGGACCTGAGCCCGCAGCTCGCCGAGCTCGCTGAGCAAGTTCGCCGCCTCGCCCGTCATCATGACGTCCGCGATCTGGCCGGGCCGCGTGGCCCCCGGTCCGCCGCCCCCAGCCTCCGCGTGCTCGCCGATCCCCGGCGCGCCCCACTGACGCCACGCCTTGACCGCGTCGACGAGGACGACGGGCGCCGCCTTCTCACTCGCGCTGATCTTCCGGTAGTCGGGGCGCGGGGTCTCGGACCGGAACAGTAGGAACCGGTTGAGAAAGCCGTCCTCGACCTCGTCGCCAGTGAACGCGCCCCAGAACTTCCGCGGCACGCTCGTCCCGAGGACCGAGACGCAGGGCTCGACGACCTTGTAGTCGGTGCCCTGGCGTCCGGTGCGCCGGTCCTTGGCGTAGGTCAGCCCGTAGTAGATGCCGTCGGCGAGGCCGTGCAGCTTCATCAGCGTCGGGAGCACCCCGGTCTCGTTCCCCTGCTTGAGTCCGGCGATCAGGTGGCCCATCTCGTCGAACATCAGCAGGCATGCCGGGGTCTCCTCGAGCACACCGTTGATGGCCGCCCCGCTGGTCACGCCGTCGACCGCCGTCATGCGGCCATGGCCGGCCTCGTCGAACACGCGGCGGATGCCCTTGCGCAACCACTCCTTGCCGCCCCCGGATTCCGCCAGGGCGGCGATGTAGAAGTTGGTGCGCAGGTCGGTCTCGCTGCGAACGTGGCGCCCCAGCGCCGCCCCGGTGGCCGCGATGGCGGCGCCGAGCGCGAGGATCGGCTGTGGGTGATGAGCGCACTCAGTCAGGTACTTGTGGAACCCGCCGACCATGCCGGGCACGTCGAGCAGGTGCGTCGGGAACCGGCCCTTAGCCGTCGGCTCGGGCGCTACGTTGCGCGCCTCTTCCTGGCGCACGCGGAACTGCGACAGGTCCACGGTCGGCAGATCGGGCCCGCCGAAGCCGTCCGCCTTGAGCGCGCGAGCCGCGGCCGACCAGTCGCCGCCGTGCTCAAGGATGGCGTAGACCTGGTAGCCGGTGTGGCTCTTGTTCTGCTCGAACTCGGTCGACGAGGTGAAGACGTGGAAGAAGCCGCGGCCGTCATAGTTCAGGGTCGCCGAGATCCCGCGGTCCTTCTTGCCGGGCCGGCGCCACGCCGTCATCTCGCCCTTGCGGTAGACCGGGGTCCAGCCGTTCGACTTGAGGATCCGCGGATCGACGCCGACCTTGCGGTTGTAGTCGTCGCCGGGGCGGTCGCCGTCCAGGTCGACCGGCACCGACACCTGGGGCGCCGCCTCCTCCTGCGGGTGCTGGTCGAAGATGCGCGCGACCCGGAACAGCTCCTGGCGCTCAGCCTCGTCGATGGTGACGATCGAGCGCACGCCGCCGCAGACGAGCTCGTACGGCTTGCGCAGCTCGTGAACGTCCGCGGGGCTAGGAGCGGCGATGCCGTAGCCGCCGTAGCCCTTGGTCTCGATGAAGCCCTTCCAGCCGTCGCCGACCCGCCGACGGGCGAGCGCGGTCGCCTTCGCCTCGGGGCAGTAGTAGAGCAGGTGGCGACCGCGGGGCGTACGTTCCTCGTATCCGGCCGCGATCTTCCGATAGAGCGAGTCCAGGCCCGACTCATCGACCGCGCTGAGCCAGTCGGCGAAGACCTGCTCGGAGTCGAAGTCGAGGATCTCGAGTTGCCCCGAGATGGCCCCGCCCACGAACCCGATGCCGCGTCGAGGGTCGCGCCACCAGCCTTCGATCTCATCGAGCGTCGCGTGGCGCTTGAAGTAGGTCGAAAGGTTCGGAATGGCCGGCGCCTTGCTGCCGCCCGGCTTGACCGGGATCACGCTGATGCCGGCCTCGAGGGCTTCGAGCGCTCGTTCGAGACAGGGATTCATTCCGCAGCCTCCGCGACAGGAGCGAACTGGTACCCGCTGACCCGCATGTATTTCCCATCCTTCGCCACGAGGATGGCGCTCGGTTTCGCGACCTCACCCGATCGCGCGATGGCTTCGTCCACGCTCGCCGGGGGGTCGCTCTTGGCCATTCGCTTCCACCAGGCGTGCGCCTTGCGCTTCGCGAAGCCCTGGTGTTCGAGGCAGATCCACTCGCGATAGACCGCGAGCCCGCACTGGTACTCGACCCGCAGGCTCGGCGGCTTGCCGGGCTTGCGGTGGACCTTGAATCGAACGCCGTCCACCAACACCTCTTCGGGCTTGCGGTCCGCCTTGAGCACCGCGGCGCGACTCGCCTGGCTCTCGTGCGGGGGCCTGGCGTCGACGGCGAACAGGTAGCCGCAGACGCACTCGCGAGCGGCGGCGCGCACGTACTCATCGCACTCGGGGCAGAGCTTGACCGGCGCCGTCCCGGCACCCTTGCGCTTCGGACCGTCGGTGACCTGGACGTCATCGACCGGCCCGTGGCGCTCGACGTTGCCGGCGAAGTCGAGGACCAGGCAGTCCGCCTTGCCCGGCGCGATCCGCATCCCGCGCCCGAGCATCTGGACGTAGAGGCCGGCGCTCTGCGTCGGGCGCAGCATCACCACGCAGTCGACGCCCGGCGCATCGAAGCCGATCGTCAGCACATCCACGTTGACGACTGCGCGGAGGCGCCCCGCCTTGAAGCGCTCGAGGACCAGGTCCCGCTCGCGTCGCTTGGTCTTGCCGGTCACGCACGCGGCCGAGATGCCCCGCCGCTGGAGCGAGAGGGTGACCGCCTTGGCGTGGGCCACGCCCGCGCAGAAGACGATCCACGAGCGTCGGTCGTGTGCGAAGCGCTCGACCTCATCCAGCGCCGCCTCGATGAGCTCGCCATGGTTCACGGCCCGCTCGAGCTCGCCCTTGACGAACTCGCCGCCACGCGTCTTCACGCCGGATACGTCCGCCCGCGCGTGCCCGCCCTTACTGCGCAGCGGGCTGAGGTAGCCCTTGGCGATCAGCTCGCCGACCGGGACGTCGACCGCGATGTCGGTGAACAAACGCCCCTCGCCCCGGTGGAGCAGTCCGCTCTTGAGGCGGTAGGGCGTGGCGCTCAGGCCGATCACCTTGAGGTGCGGGTTCCGCTCGGTGAGGATGCCGAGCAGCGTTCGGTAGCGACCCTCGCCGCTCGGCGGCACCAAGTGCGCCTCGTCGACGATCACCAGGTCGATGGGACCGAGGTCGTCGGCGCGGTGGGCCACGCTCTGGATGCCGGCGACCGTCACCGGGAACCCGAGGTCCCGACTCCCGAGCCCCGCCGAGTAGACGCCCACGGTGCCGGGCGGGAGCAGCGCATCGAGCTTGCGCGCGTTCTGCAGCACGATCTCCTTGACGTGCGAGAGCACCAGGATCCGCTCGCTCGGGTAGCGCTCGCGCACCTCTTGGATGAACGCGGCCTGCACCAGGCTCTTGCCCGAGCCCGTCGGTAGGACGACCAGCGGGTTGCCGGTCTTCGTCTCGAAGTAGCGCCACAGCCCGTCAACGGCCTGGCGCTGGTAGTCGCGGAGTTGGTAGGTCACTCGGCGACCTCGGCCAGATCGGTCACGCCGAGCGCGGACGCCGGCAGCTTCGACAGGTCGTCGCTCGCGTAGTGCGGCGCGTCCTTGGCCGGGAAGCCGGACGCCGCGACGTTCAGGAAGACGCGCCCGTCGCGCTTCTTGTAGGCGACCCAGCCGTCCCCCGCGTCCACCGGCTCGCCGGCCGGCACGAGCGCGGGAATGAACAGGTGCTCGTCGCAGGCGCGCGCCTGGGCCTGCGGGGTCAGCGGCTTGTCGTGGTGCTCGCACCGCCACCGCGCGCCCTCGCCTTCGAGGATGGGCGTCGCGTGGACGCAGGTCCGGCAGCTCACGTCCGCGGTCCGCGGCTCGTCGAAGTCTGAGACCTGGCAGAGCTCGCGGAAGTCGCACCACACGCACGGCGGGCGCATGGGGTCGCTGCTGATCCGGGTCAGCGGCTCGGTTGCCTTGAGCACCTGCTCGGCTCGACCCACCAGCCGCTCGAAGACCGCGCGCTTGAAGTGGACGCGCTCATAGTAGATCGCGTCGGTCTCCTTGCAGACGGCGAAGTAGGCCGCCCGCGTCATGCCGGACAGCCCCATGTAGATCTGCATCTGGGCGTAGTGCTGAGGCTTCACCTCGCGCACGCCCCCGGACTCGGCAACCATGGAGTGGTTCAAGACAGCCGACTTGCGCAGCTTCTCGAACGCCTTGGTGTTCATCGTCTTGCCCTCGAAGACGTGCCAGGTCTTCGGGGCCTCGAGCAGCCCGAGGAGGGCGCCATCCATTGAGCCGCCGAAGTGCTCGCCGAACAGGCCAAACCGATATTGCTTACCGGTCGCGTCCTTCTCGTCGACAGTCACGCCGATCCGTCGAAGGTTCGAGATCACCCGCGCTTCTTCGCGGTGCCCCGACTCGAAGAGGCGCAGCATGCGCCCCTCCCACTCCGGCCGCAGCGCCCACCGGTACTCGTACCAGAGGGCTCGCCCGCACTCGTGCCCGATGCGACTCGCGCCGAGATGAACCCGGCGCGGCGCCTGGCGCTCGCGGTCCACGTACGCCGCGAAAATCGCGTCGACCGTGGGGCTAGAGGTGGGAGGGAGCGCAGCCACCGATCAGGCGCCCCGCTTCCAGGCGGGCACGTCGGACGACGCACCCCGGCTCGCGGCGGGCGCCTTGGCCCCGGCCTCCTTGTACCCCTTGATCTCGTTCCGGTCCTCGCCCTCGTACTTCTTGGAGATGACCTTCGCGAGCATGAGCTTGTCGTGGAGCTCGGCCGAGTCTTGGGGACGCAGCACGCCGACCGCGCGACAGATGGCGCTGAGCGTCTTCTGGGCGATCTCGACCGCGGTGCTATTCGGGTTGTCGAGATTGAGCCGGTCCCAGAGCTTGCGCCCCCTGTGCTCCCCGCTGACGACCTCGAGGGTGAGCTGGAGATACGAGCCGGTGCCGGCCTTCGTCTCCTTGTTCTCGCTCTCGACGATCATCACCTCGTACCAGCCGGCCGGGAGGGCATCGAAGCTGTCGGGCTGGATCTCTTCTGCGTTGAATCCGTCTAGTCTCATTGTCTTTTCTTTCTTGGGTTGGTGGGTTGGTCGGTTGGTTGTTGGGTTGGCTATGGCTTCGGAATGCCGGTCACGTGCGACCATGCGCGGCCGGTCATGATTCGGCCGACCGCCGAGGGCGTGACCGCGAAGTCTTTGGCCACAGACACGCCGGTCTCACCGGCGCGTCGTCGGCGAACGATCTGGAGAACCTCGCCTCGCGTCAGGCGAGACTGGCTGTGACGCTCACCACGCGGGTGGTGGCCTCGCGACTGCCTGCCCTTGGCAAACATGTCGTGGACGTTGTCCTCGTTCGTTCCGAGGAAGAGGTGGTCAGGGTTGACGCAGCATCGGACGTCGCACCGATGCAGGACGCATGTGCCGTGGTAGCCGTCGCCCTCGGGAATCTCGCCGCGATGGAGGGTCCAGCTGACCCGGTGCGCCGTATGAGTGCCACCACGGAAGCGGAACGCGCCATAGCCACTGTTCATCAGGGCGCCGTCCCACAGCCAACAGCCGGTGTTCGGCTCGGGCTGGACCTTCGCCATGAAGCGGTCGAGGGCGGTAGGCATTACCCGGCCTCCGACAACGAATCGGCGAACGCCGACCACAGCAGCGGCAGCTCGGGCGGAAGCCCGTAACGGTTCTTCGCGTCGTAGGCGGCGGCCGGCTCGGTGCGGAGCACGCGCTCGCCCTGGTCGATCGCGCGCCCGCGCTTCTTGTTGAAGCCGGCGTCCTCCTTGCGGACGATGGCCTTGATCTGGGTGAAGCCGACGACATCGGCCCACTCCTGCACGAGCGGCTTGCAGTGCTTGCTGAGCTTGAGCTCGAAGCGGTCGTAGGAGTCGCCGGTGGGGTCGTCGAACTTGCGGATCTCGCAGTGCGCCGTCAGGACGATCGCCATGCCGCGGTCGAGCCGAAGGGCGTTCAGGCCCTCGAGCATCTCGCGCATGAAGTTCGCGATGAGCGAGCGGTCCTTGCCATAGCTGCGGTCCGCTTCGCTGAACTCGGCCTCGACCTTCTTGGCGATGAGCGCCTCGGCCCAATCGAGGGAGTCGAGGACCGCCGTGCGGAAGTCGTGCGGCTCGTTGTAGAGCGTGCCGATCGCGCTGAGAATGTCCTCGTAGGACTGGCAGAGCGGGAACGCCTTGGCGTCGATGCTGTCCAGGCCGTCCTCGGTCGGGATGAAGATCGGCGCCGGGGCACCGGCCGCGAAGGTGGTCTTACCCAGCCCGTGCTCGCCGTAGACGATCACGCGCGGAGGCTTGCCCTGTTTCGTGGAAGAGATGGATGAGAGGTCGAATGCCATGGGGTCGGTCCTTGGGTTGGTGGGTCGGTCGTTGGGTTGATTGAGGGCCGGCGCGAAGCCGGCCGAACTTGGTTAGCCGGCGAGCCGCCGCAGATGCGCCAGCGCCTGCGGCTGCCGCAGCGCCCGACGAGCGCGCCGCGCTTCGAGGACGGCGGTCGACTCGTGACGGTGGAAGCCGCCGCAGACCGGCTCGCCCTGCGGGTCGAGCACCGCTTGCACTAGCCACCCGTCGCCCGTGGAGACGACGCGCACGCGTTCGGCGATGGTCATGCGGCACACTTCGCGATCTGCTCGCACCACCGCTTTGCGTCGGACAGCGTGGGCAGGACGTCGTGCCGCCTGTCTCGCTCTCGGACGGCCAGCCACCCGTCGCCGTGCATTTGCACGCGGAAGCGCTTGCATGCCGTGAAGTGGAGCCGATCCCCTCGGCTTTCCCATCTGAGCTGATCACTCACCGCGCACCTCCATCGACAGCCGTCAGCCGCCGCTCCGCGTCCACGCCGCTCGCCACCGCCTCGCCCACCCGAGCGCGCAGGCTCGCGGTGTGCGCCTCGAGCTCGGCCAGCACCGGCTCCAACGCCGCCGCTTCGCCGCGGTCCAGCAGCCGATCCGCCAGCGCCTCGGCGAGCATGCCCATCACGCGGCCAGCGAGCGCACCCACGCGCCCCGCCGCGGCCATGTCGTCGTACACCTCGCTGGCCTGCTCGGCGTCGACCACGCGCAGCCCCAGCGACTCGACCACGCGCGCCATGAGGTCGCGCGCCATGTCGGGGTACACCTCGCCGAGGGCCTCGACGTCGGCGACCGAGATCGCCGCTTTGTGGTCGGGGTCCTCCAGGTAGCCCCAGCGGCTCGCGCTGATGCCCAGCGTCGCGGCGCACTGCGCCTGCGTCAGCCCGTGCTCGTGGCGGCAGCGCTCGACGTGGCGAGCCAGGCCGGCCCGCGCGCACTCCCTGCGCACCCGTGCGGTTGCTTCGGTGCGGGTCACGCCAACTCCCCCGCGAGAGGGGTCCGCCCGACAGTCACGTCATGCCGGTCCTGCCAGACCATCACGCGGCCTCCTCTTCGCAGAGGTCCTCCACGGTCACCGCTCCCCCGGTCGCGTCGCTGATCTGCTTCGCCAGGTCGTACCGGGAGAGCGTCTGACCGTGGCGCGCGATGGCGTGAACGGTCGTGTAGGAGACGCCAGATTCGCGAGAAATGCGGGCGATGGCGCCGCGCCCCTCTCGCTCTACATAGTCCGCGAGCTTCATGGGGGGCACTCTAAAGCTACCTTTAGAAGGGCGCAAGCGAAAAAAGAGGCTGGCTTCCGATGACGCCGCTACCCCAGTCCGGTTACGTGACGGATATGGTGGCCCTTGTTGGACGTACGATCGGGCAGCGCATCCTCGCGGCGATGCAGTACGCCGGGCTGAACAAGACCCAACTCGCCGAGCGCGTCGGCGTCTCCTGGCCGACCGTGAACTCGTGGACGAAGGACGAGTACGCGCCCAACGCGACCAACCTGAAGCGGATCTCGGACTGCACCGGCATCGCCATGCGCTGGATTCAGACCGGCACCGGCGACCCCATTGACAGCGATGAGAGCCCACCGGCCTATCACGAGTTTGTGGCGGCCTTCGGACACCTCTTTCCGCCCGAGATCGTCGAGGGCCTCAAAGGCGACCCCTTCGGCCGCTTCGGCGGCACGCCCGACGCCAAGGCGTATCTAGAGCTCGCTACGCTGGCTGAGCGAGTGCGAGCGGCAACCGACTAGCGGCGTCGGGGATGCGCGTGAGCGCCTCCCACTCCTCAACTCCCGACACCAGCACCACGCGATCCCATCCCTGGCGACGCACGACGTACGCCGATACGAGATTCGCGGCGTAGCAGTGCTCGCCGCTCGCCAGGGCAGCGTCGACAAGGCGGCGCTCCCACGGCTCGAGTCGGTGCGGCGCGGGTCGCAGTGGGCCAGATAGCCAGGGCGACCGCTGACGCCATCGCACGCGACCATTGTCGACGATCGTGGAGACGCACGGAACCACCCTCGGAAGTCGCCGCGCCATCACCTCCCAGCTCACGCCGTAGGCGGGCACGAGCTCGGCGAGGTCCCACATGGTGCGTGATAGGTCGCGCTTGATCGCGGGGTCGGGGATGAGGAGGGCCGCGGCGATGGCGCTGGCCATCCGGCAGTCCTTCGCGTCGAGCCCCGTTTCCCATGCAGCGATGTGTCCGAGCTCGTGCGCAAGGTCGAAGCGCTGGCGCTCGATGGGCATCCCCCCGTCCACGCTCATGTAGACGCCGACCGTCGACGCGGGCCCCGGCTTGTCGAGCACGGTGAAGCCCATGGAACTGGCCAGCGCCCACGGGTCGACGGGCGGCTCTCGGCCGTTGAGCATCAGCAGCGCCGCCGCCGCGGCGTCCATGTCTTCGTCCAGCATGAGCGGGAGAAGACCATATACCTGCGACTTCGCCCGGGCCATGGCGAAAAAAAACTCACAAGCCCACTTGCATCTTTAGAAAGGTGACTTCATAGTATGGGTCATGCAGGCCACCACACACACCGAGCGGCGCTACTGGCACCTCGCCAGGCGCCGTCAGACCGGGCAGCCCTGGGGCTGTCAGAACACGCGCTCCGGCGCGATCCCGTTCCCGCCGCTCGCCATGAGCGACGACGAGGCCGCGGCGCTCACCGACATGGGGGCGTTGTGAACACCGCGTGCACCTGCGGCTCCACAGAGCCTCACACCGTTGCTCGCCGCCGTGCCGCTGACGGCACGCGTGTCGCACTCTGGTCCGACGGGAGCGTGAGCGGCCCGCTGGGATACGCGCTCGACGGCGTCCCGATGCGCCGCCCGCGCAGCGCCGAGTCTCACGACCGCGCCATGCGTGCCGGCTGGCTGTTCCTCGGGGAGGTCGGTCTGTACGACGCCGACGAGCTTGGCCTGCTCTACGCCGCGTGTGAGCGGGTGGCCCGCGCCGGCGGCGCCCCCGGCGACGCTCGTGCCGCCTTCGCCGCCCTCACGGCGCCGGCTCTCCCCACTCCGAAGTGGGAGGTCTACCGCACTGACCGCGACGGCAAGCCCACGCTGCGGTGGTGGCGCCTCCCCCGACTCTTCTGGCCGGGCCTCGTGGTGATGGACCACTGCGGCCACGAGGCCGGGCCGCGCTACCGCGTATGCCGAGTGGCTGCGCATGAGCAAGGAACGGCTCGCTTCACTGGCATGGCCTTCGCCAACCAAGCGGACCTCGCCGCCTACCTTGCGGAGGTGCGGTCATGAGCCGCGCCTTCGACGCCGCCTGGGAGCGCTACTCCCACGAGCCGCACGGCTACTGCGACGCGCACCACGTCGCGCACGCCGCCGACGAGGGGTGTGAGGAGTGCATCGCCGAGCAGGCCGCGCTCTATGCTGCTGCCGACGAGGCGGACGCGGACCTCGAGCTGGTCGAGTGCTGTGTGTGCGAGTGGCTGTGTGTTCCGGAGTTGGGCGCGATGGGTCGGCTTCCGGTGTGCGCGGAGTGCGCCGCTGCTGAGTTTAGGGAGTCTGCGGAAGCAGAGGCGCTGGCGGCTCTCGAGATCTTCTGGAGGCGCCAATGATGGCCGTGCCCAAGATGAGCGAGCGGGACCTGCGTCGGTTCTTTGACAAGGTCCAGCCGGAGCCGATGAGCGGGTGCTGGCTTTGGGACGGCTGCGTCACTGGCGGGGGATACGGTCAGCTGCGGGTAGGCCGTCAAGGCTGGTACGCGCATCGGCTCTCCGCCGCGCTGTGGATTGGCGACGTCGCCAACGCTGCAGTGTGCCACCACTGCGACACGCCGCCGTGCGTCAACCCGGAGCACCTGTTCCTGGGCACGATCGCGGACAACACGGCGGACATGATGGCAAAGGGCCGTGGTGGCCACGGCGTGAGCGAGGCGGCCTCGCAGGCCCAGCTAAGCAACGACCAGGTGCGCGCGCTGCGCGTTGCGCGTGCGGCTGGCATCCCCGTCGCGGATCTGGCGCAGGTAGCGGGGATCTCCGGCTCCAGCATGAGTCGGGTGCTCCGTGGCGAGACCTACCCAACCGCAGGCGGACCAACGGACAGCCTGCCACGGCCAAACCAGACCGCCGACGAACTGGTGTGTGCCGCGTCAGCCATGCGCAAGAGGGGCGACACGTGGCGCGCCATTGGGGACGCTCTTGGCATTCACCACGCAACCGCGCTTCGTCGCGTTCGGCATCACGACGAGTCCGTCTGCCGCGACTGTCTGCCCGCCGCCGAGCGCTGGCACCTGCCGGCGGGGTGGCTGCGATGACCGCCCCGAAGAGCGACGGGCACGAGTGGTTGTTCCGCGTCGGCGACTACGCCATTCGTGACATCACCGACGAAGAGCGCGAGGCCGAGCGGCTCCCGGTCTGGGACGATTACTCGATTGTGGTCCACATCCCGACCGGGGAGCGCCTGGGTGCGGACGGCGGCGAGCCAGAGGACCAGACCCTCTTGCGCGACTGGAGCTGGATCCCGCACGCCCTGGACGCCGCCGAGAAGCGCGGGCGCGAAGCCGCCGCGAAGGACGCGGCCGAGCTGGAGCGGTTACGACGGCTGGAGACAAAGGTCGTCATCATCGCTCACAACGCGATGGCGTACGGAGGGGCGTTCGCCCCGCTCGCTCAGCAACTGCACGCGGCGCTTGCTGACGAAGGGAGCGACCAGTGACCGGCCTACACGCCGCCACCGCCGCCCTGGCCTCGCGCCTCGCCGCGGTCGTGCCGACCGAGTACGCCGCCGAGCGGGCGGCTCAGATCGCGACCGTCGCCGTCACCCTCGAGACCGCCGCCGAGCGCGCCGAACTCTGGGCCGACGCCTGCGACATGCTGCTCCTGCGCGGCATGCTCCCGCACGCCACCGAGGCCGACTGCGCCGTGGCGCTCGCCGACGGGCTGCTCGCGTACGACCGCGTCATGTGGGGCACGGACGTGGGCGACCCGACCGAGGCCGCCGAGGCGCTCGCCGTCTACGGCACGCCCGACCAGGTGGTCGCGGTGTGGCTCGCGCGGCGCCAGGGGCCGGCGCTGGTCGACTGCGCGCGGCCGTACGGGGTGCGGTCGTGAAGCCCGAAGAGCTGGGCCGCATGTGGCTCACGGACCAGGCGAAGCGGCTGCGCAAGCTGGCCAAGGAGCACGACGGCGCGTACTCGCCGGACTCTCGCCTGGGCCATGCGTGCGCCCACGTGGCCGCCGCCTACCGCCAGGCGGCCGACCACCTCGCCGCTGCCGCCAGGTGCGTCGAGGAGGGCATGGAGATGGTCCGCATGGACCGCGAAGCAATGGCGCGACTGCGCGGCGAGGCCGACTCATGAGCTACGAGCACCACAAGGCGCGGATGCTGCGCGACCTGCGCGCGCTCGCGAAGGCCGCCGTCGACGCCATCGAGGACGACGAGGACGCGCTGCGGGAGGCGACCGCCGACGGGCTCGTGGAGGGCGTCGACCTGTGGGACATCGCCGACGCGGTGAGCCCGCTGCTGGAGTGGCTCGTCGCGGGCGATCTCGAGGACGCGCGGCGGTCGCTGCTCTGCCCCGAGTGCGGTGGCGACACGGTGCCGGGGCACACGCAGACGGGCGACCCCGCGGACGATCGCAGGGTGTGCGTGTCGCGGTTCTGTCCGGGGTGGGCGGCGTGGTGACGCCGGGGAAGCAGCTGCGGGCGTGGATCCGCGCAAAGGGCTGGACCGTGATGCGCTTCGCCGTGGAGCTCGAGGTCACGGAGTCGGCCGTGCACCACTGGAGCGCCGGGCGCCGCCGTCCGTGCGAGTGGCGCCGCGTGCACATCGAGGCGCTCACCGGCATCCCGCGCGACCTGTGGCACCTGCAGCACTGGCGCGTGAAGGGCCAGGGCGAGGACGGGCGGCGGTACTGGAAGCGCCGCGTGGCCGGTCTGTGCATCGACTGCGAGGCGTACATGGACCGCGTGGGCGCGCGGTGCGAGGCGTGCTTGACGCACAAGCGCGGTGGTCCGCGCAAGAAGCCCGCGCGGCCGAAGCGCCGGCAGCCCATTCGCCGCGCGCCGTCGTGGATCGATACGTGGCGCGAGATGAGGCGGGCGTCGTGACGGACCGCGTGCACCAGATCTCGTCCATCCTGCGCGACCCCGGCGAGCCGGTGATGACCGCCTGCGGTCAGCGCGATGGGCACTACGACCGCGTGGAGGGCGTGGAGCACTACACGACGTTCAACGGCCGCGTGACGTGCCCCGATTGCCAGCGTGCGATCGAGGCGCCGGGGCAGCTGGCATGGGAGTGGGCCCCGTGACCCACCGACTTACGAGCGCCCTGCCCCTGGTGGCCTGCCGGGGGTGGGGAGCTCACCTACGAAGGAGGAGCGTATGCGCTGGATGAGAGACGCGCTGGCCCGGATGGTCAGCGGCAGAGTGCGTGAGTTGGAACGCGAGCTCGACGACGAGCGCGCGAAGGCGCGGCTGCTGGAGCGCGAGCTGCGCGGCCAGTGCGAGCGCGCACGCGCCGACCTCGAAGCGCTGCTGCTGCAGGAGGCGGCACGCTTGGGCGCGGCTCACGGGTGTTGGGCCGGTGACGAGGTGGTGTCGGCATGAGCGATACGATCACGATCGACGGCGTCACGCTGACGACCGAGGAGGCGGGCGAGGTGGTGGCGTGGGTGGACGAGCCGACGCTCCCCCTGCCCAAAATGCTGCTTTGGTCGAGCGGCGTTCCCCACCTGCGGCCTGCCCCGAGGCAGCTGCTCAGACTCACCCCCGACCTCGTCGAGCAGCTTCGCGACCACTGCTACCCCTGGCGCGAGGTGCGGCGGGATGAGGTGGAGCCGGGGGAGGTGTTCCGCGACATGGATGACGAGTGGATCGCGC